GGTGGACGAGGACAGCAGCATGTTTCCCAATGGTGCCGTGCGCACCATCAGCGTCTGGCTGCGTGCAACCGAGCCATGCGTCATCGACTTCGGCATGCGCACGACCGGCCCAGGCAGGACACGTCTGGAGGTGGGCACCGAGTGGAAGCGCTACAGCTACACCTATGCCGCAACCGCGGATGACGCACCACGGGGCGTGAGCATCGTGCTGGATCGACGGGCAACCGGGAACACCGACCTGAAGCCGGACAGCCGCATCCATCTGTGGGGCGTGCAGGTGGAGGAAGGTCGTGAGGCAACCAGTTACATCCGCACCATGCCAGTGCCGGTGGGTGTGACTGATTACAGCGTGACCAACAACGTGATCACACTCAGCCAGCTGCCCGTGCCCGGCGCGATCATCGACGGCGATGCCCTGGTCAGGGTACCGACCACAGCCAACCTGTTGCCGCCCAACGCCACCCAGGCGGAGCGGGCGCTGGCACGTGCTGCGGTGACTCGTCCCCTGCCGGTGGACATCACCGCACTCTGGGATGCCGATCGCTGCCCCGCCGCGCTGCTGCCGTGGCTGGCCTGGGCGCTGTCCGTCGACGAATGGAAGGCCTACTGGCCGGAGGCAGTGAAGCGTGCACGCGTTCGCGCCGCGATCGCGATCCAGCGCCGCAAAGGCACCTGGGGCAGCGTGCGCGACGTGGTCGCCGCCTTCGGTGGCTCGATCCTGATCCGCGAATGGTGGGAGATGCAGCCGCCCGGCGCGCCACACACCTTCGAAGCGGTGATGACCATCGCCAACCAGGGCGGCGAGACCGCCACCGCCAAGTTCGTCGACGACGTGATCGGCGAGATCACCCGCACCAAGCCGGTGCGTTCGCACTTCACCTTCACCCAGGGCATGCAGGCCAGCACCGGTATCGGTGCGCTTGCCGGCGCCCATGGCACCACCTTCCGCCGCATCCAACTGATCGGAGAGTAAACCCCGCATGCGCTTGAAAATCACCGAAGCCGGCTTCGCCAAGCTGGTCAATCCACCCAATACCGGCACCAGCGCCGTACTGATCACCGAGATCGGCCTGACTTCCACCGCGTTCACGCCGTCGGCCGGGCAGACCACGCTGCCCGGCGAGATCAAGCGCGTCTCGACCTTCGGCGGCAAGGCCGTGGGCGATGACACGTTGCACGTGACCATCCGCGACGACAGCGCAACGGCCTACAGCCTGCGGGGCTTCGGCCTGTACCTGGGCGACGGCACGCTGTTCGCAACCTTCGGCCAGGCCGATCCGATCATGGAGAAGACCGCGGCCTCGATGCTGCTGCTCTCTACCGACATCCGCTTCAGCGAAGTGGATACCACGCTGATCGAGTTCGGCAATGCCGAATTCATCTACCCGCCCTCCACCACCGAGGTACAGGGCGTGGTCGAGCTGGCCACCTCCACCGAAACCGAGGACGGTGCCGATGCACAACGCGCTGTCACCCCGCGTGGCCTGCGCGCTTTCATCGACAAGCGCTTCGGCGCCAGCGCACCGACCCAGTTCGTGCGCACGCTGTTGTCGGTCGCCACCGATGCCGCGTTCCGTTCCGCTCTGGGCCTGAAATCGGCGGCGCTGAAGGACGAGGGAGCCGACAAGGGCCTGGACGCCGACCTGCTTGATGGCCGGCACGGCACCCACTACCTGGACTGGCGCAACATGACCGGCGTGCCGTCCAGCGTGCACGTGCCCGGCCAGGTGATCCTGTTCGCCGGTGCCACCGCACCGAGCGGCATGCTGCTGTGCAACGGTGCCGCCGTGCTGCGTGCCAGCTATCCGGCACTGTTTGCCGCCATCGGTACCCGCTACGGCGCTGGTGATGGTGCGACCACCTTCAACCTGCCTGCAATGCAGGAAGGTACGGTGGTCACCCACACGCTGAACCCGGACGCTGTCGGCAGCTTCACCCAGGGTGAGGTGATCCGCCACGCCCACAGTGCAAGCACGGCAGCGGCAGGCAACCACAGCCATGCCATTTCGGTAGGTGCAGGCGGTGCCCATTCCCATGGTGCCAGCGCAAGCGCCGTCGGTGACCACGCGCACGGCGCATGGACCGATTCGCAGGGTCACCATGGGCATACCGGTGGCACCTCGTGGGTGGGTGATCACCAGCATCTCACCGCATTCGCCGAATCCGGCACCACCTATCCGTGGGGCGCCGACTACAACAATCACGCCGGTTCGCGCGGCAACCTGGACTACGACAACCCCTGGCCGTACACCAGCCCGGCCGGTGGCCACGCGCACAGTTTCACCACCGACGGTGCAGGCGCGCACGGCCACAACATCGGCATGAACGGCGCCGGCGCCCACTCGCACACCATCTCCATCGCCCAGGTGGGTGACCACGGCCATGCCGCTTCGGCCGCCGACGCCGGTTCACACACCCACACCATCGTGGTGGAGAACGCCGGTGGTGACCGCAACCTGCCGGCCGGCCTGCGGATGATCTATTGCATCGCGTACTGAGGACATGAGCTTGCCTACCGAACCGCGCTTCGCGCACTCCTACGATCCCGACACCCGCGCCTACATGGGCAAGGTCCGCCTGCAGCCATCGCCCGATGGTGCATGGAACCTGCCCGACTTCACCGTGGATGTCGCCCCCCGCCAACCTGCAGGCGAGTACCAGGCATTGCGCCTGGCCGACGACGGCACACGCTGGGAAACGGTGGCCGATTTCCGCAACTGCATGCTGTGGGACACGCGCACGGCGATGGCGGTGCCCAATCGCCTCGAGCTCGGCCAGCCATTGCCCCAGGACGTGACCCTTTCGGAACCGTTCAAGCTGGATGGCACCACTGCGCAGTACAACGCCTGGAACGCCAGCCGCCGCGAATGGGCCCTGCTGCCGGATTACAGCACGCGGCCGCTGTGGAACAAGCGTGATGCGAGTTTCGCCACCGCCGTACCCCGCGGCGTTGCGCTGCCGTCCACGGTCACCGACCTTGCACCGCCCCGCGACCGCAGCTACCCGGTCACCTTCGACGAAGCCAGCACCGCGTGGGTGATGGTGGCTGCACCCGAACCCGAAGTGGCCCCGCTGCCGCGACCGTGATGCCGGGCCACGGCTGCAATTAATCCAGCCGCGGCCAGATACGAACATGTACCCATGCGGCGCAGATCGCGACCGCAGCACCCACCCAACCAAGGAAAAAACAACGCATGGCCGAATTTCTGCATGGCGTGCAGGTCGTCAACATCGATGGTGGTTCCCGCTCGATCGCTGTTGCCTCGACCAGCGTCATCGGCATCGTGGGCACCGCGCCCCGCGCCGACAAGAACGCCTTCCCGTACAACACCCCGGTCCTGGTGACCTCGCGTTCGCAGGCCGCAAAGCTGCTCGCAAACGCGGCTACCGAAGTCGATGAAGGTACCCTTCCGGGCCAGCTCGACGCCATCTTCGACCAGTCCAACGCCGTCGTCGTCGTCATCCGCGTCGAGAAGGGCGCCACCGAGAACGACACCCTGGCCAATGTGCTGGGCGGCGTGAACGCGCAGACCGGTGCCTACACCGGCGTGCACGCGCTGCTGGCTGCCAAGTCGGTGGTCGGCATCAAGCCGCGCATCCTGGCGGTACCGGGCTTCACCCATACCCACGAAAAGCGCGACACGGAGCTGCTGGCCAACCCGGTCGTGGCCGAACTGCTGGGCATCGCCGACAAGCTGCGCGCGGTGATCATCAAGGACGGCCCGAACAGCAACGACGACGCGGCCAAGAGCACCACCACCCTGACCGGCTCCAAGCGTGTCTACGTGGTCGACCCGGCACTGCTGGTGCAGTCCGGTGATGCCATCGTCACCCGCTACGCCTCCGGTGCCGTGGCCGGCGCCATCGCCCGCAGCGACAACGAACGTGGCTGGTGGGCATCGCCGTCGAACCTGGAGCTCAACGGTGTGGTCGGTACCGCACGTGCGATCGACTTCGGGCTGTCCGATGCGAGCAGCCGCGCCAACCTGCTGAACCAGTCGAACGTGGCGACCATCATCCGCGAAGGTGGCTTCCGCCTGTGGGGCAACCGCACCGCCAGCATCGACGCCAAGTGGCAGTTCCTGTGCGTGGTGCGCACCGCCGACATCATCGCCGACAGCCTCGAGGCCGCCCATCTGTGGGCCG